TTATAAAATGGGACCTTCTGTGTTAAAAACTGCATTTGTTGTGCTTACAGCCTTGCCTAGACCCATGAACTGGGCGTCACTTGCTCTATCCCAAGTTGTGACACAGCCGGTTATTCGTTGGGTTTCTTCTTCGTTAGCAGCGATAGCGTGTTTTCTCTTTACAAGGAATTTCATTATGCCGAAAGCGTATTATTCATGCAAAGAGATGCTAGTTGATTTTGTGTTGACGGAAGACGGAAGGCCTGATACAGATGCAAATTCAGCCAATCGACACTCCAATCCGGCAGTGGCATTAGTGGAATATATACCACCTAAGACTCATTTTTGGCAGTCTGTGGATTCCCTAGCTTGCTCATTGGAGGTAGTATCGCAGCTCTTGGCCCCACAAGTATTTTCCTTAGATCATGATTTGGAAACCACTCAGTTGAGGGTAGGAAACACAATCCGAACTGTCCAGACGATTAATTATGAGAGAAAGTTCGGGCTTGCTGGCCGATTTGTCAAGCAACATTCAATTGCATTAGCTTTAGCCATCATGCAAGAGGAGAAATATCGGTTGCAAGATCTCCCTTTTATGTCCCCCAAGCAAACAGGATGGGATGGGTTGCGTACGGATATCGTAACGCTGATGGGGTTATTCCCGGGTACAAACAGCCAGATAAAGTCGTCGTTGCACTTCACAGGAACTTCGACATCCAAACCCAAAGGCGCCCTATGGCCATTAGCTTGGGGTGTAATGTTGTTGGTGCTGCTATGCCCCATCCTGACACAGATGACCCAGACACGATGGTCCATGGAATACTTAAAAGAATGGCTGTCGTGCGTACATCAAATCCCATCTTCCTGGCCCAGTTCAGGAAGTACTGCGATGAATGGTATCGGAGAAATTTCGATCCAATTCCAATCGATGAAGACCTTAGTTTTGAGACGTGGATTCGAGGTCGGCCTTATCCTGATTGGAGGAAGCTTGAACTTCGCGCAGTATATGCAGAGCTTGCTTTGTGGGATGTTAAGAAAAAATTGACCTTGTTGAAGTGTTTTATGAAGGATGAAACATATGTTGAATATAAACATGGTCGTGGCATCTGGTCAAGGACGGATGTTTTTAAAGTTCTTTTTGGCCCTTTAGTTGCTTCTATTGAGAAGAGATTGTATAGTCATAAATCCTTCATAAAACATATTCCTGTTTCACAACGACCAGACTATATAGAACAACTCTTTTCATTTCAGTCAGATACCATCGCAAGTTCGGATTTCACATCGTTCGAAG